GGGTCAGTTGCCAACCCTCTGAACCGTTGAGGCCGGTTCATCGCTGCCTTCCATCTGGCCGGTTGTTATCCGGCGATGGATAGACATTACCTGTGGGTAACGATACTGGTCAATACCTATAGGTAATTATTTTTCGGGCAGGCGAAAAAAAACCCGCTGAAGGAGCGGGCTTGATGTGTTTGTTTTAGCGCGGCGCTAAAGGAGAACTGAATACCAGAAGACTTTTCCGATCACGATGATGTCTTTCTGAAGCATGTCGTCTGCGCTGTATTCCTCATCGGGATGTTCGTCCCGGTTGTAGCTTCGCATTCTGATGCCGCCACCTGGCGCCCGATACAGAGTTTTAACTCTGAGCTGACCCCCATGGTTGAGCGCGTACATTTTGCCGTCTGTAATTGCGGTGCAGCCTTGATCTACACCCACCGTGCTTCCGTGGGGTAGTACCGGCTCCATGCTGTTTCCACTGACCGTCACACATACAGCCTCGCTTGGCTGCACATTCTGACGTCGGAGAGTCATCTTCCCGAAGCGCAGCTTTTGTTTATGTGATGGCTCTACCACTGTCTTGCCGCTACCGGCTGACAGCTCAACTTCCTTGAGGAATGGCACGTACACCTCATCTTCGTCCAGCGGTGTCTCATCGTCCCAAACCGAAAAAGGGCCCAGGTATTCAGCGTTACTAACGACTTCCGAGGGCTTCATACCTTCTCGGTCGAGTTGGTAACGCTCCAGGCCGAGCTTCGCTTCGATATCTCGTGCGAAGTCTTCCCCGATGTTTTTACTACCAGCTGAGGAGGGCGCTGTCGAGAGGCAGCGCGAGATGTAATTGGCGCTCCGACCTAAAGCATCGGCCAATCTGGCCTGCTTTCCATCAAAACGCTGCTTCATAAGTGTCCGCAAATTGTCGCGGCGAATATCTGAAATTTCCATCCGCAAATCATCCATTCCTGTTACCAAAAGGTAAATCACCTGCGGGTATTGCTTTGAGATTACCTGCGGGTAATAATCCAAGGCATCTAAAAGGAGGCCCGATATGCGGACCAAAAATCCTCAACTTCTTGAGTGGCTCAAAACAGCAAGCGATGCCGCGGTTATCAGCACCGGCACCAGCCGTGCGTATCTGCGGCTGATCGCTTACGGCCACAAGACTGCTTCCGCCGAAATTGCAGCTCGTACCGAGTCAGCGACCGGAGGAGCGGTGACGCGCAAAGCGCTGAGGCCTGATGACTGGAAGCAGATCTGGCCAGAACTCGCAGTGGCGTGACATCCGTTTCGTTAAGCCAATTATCCGGGACGGAATTGGCCAAGAACAGAGCACCGGATTAGCTGTTGATTCATCCAGTACCCAAATGACAGGCACAAAAAAGCCGGTGGCTAGACCGGCTTCTTCACAACACAAACACTTGAGGGGCCATTATGAACACGATCGTCGCTCCAAGCAATACGGTCACCATGTCGAGCCGGGAGATCGCCGAGCTCACTGGGAAACAGCATCAGCATGTCATGCGCGACACCAAGCGCATGCTCGGTGACCTTGGTTTCGATGCGTCCACTTTTGGACGCATCTACCACGACGGCCTGAACCGTCAGCAAACTGAATACGTACTCGGCCAGGACCTGGTCGTCACCTTGCTCGCCGGCTACAGCGCACCGCTTCGCTTCCGTGTCGTGACACGTTTGCACGAACTTGAAAACGTGTCACGACAGGCTGTCACGATTCCCCAGACCTTGCCTGAAGCCCTCCGGTTCGCCGCGCTGCAAGCTGAACAGAATCTCCAACTCCAGCAAGTGATCGACAAGCAGGCGCCGAAGGTCGAAGCGCTTCATCGACTGGCCAAAACCCAGAGTGACGTCTGCATCACCACGGCCGCCCAGATCCTTGGCGTTCGGCCAACCCGCCTTTTCGACTGGCTGAGCCAGAACCGGTGGATCCATCGGCGCACCGCGCGTTCAAGTTGGGTTGCGTATCAGCCACGCCTGAACACCGGCTGGCTGAAGCACAAGCTGGTCAAAGTCGGTGACGGGGAAGGGCAGGACATTAAGGTAGTCGAGCAAGTGATGGTGACCCGCTCGGGCATGGTCACGCTCGCCGAACAACTTCAAGGAATCACGCTGTGAGCGTTCAAGCAATGTCCTGGGCGCTCTCTCTGCCCATTCAGTCACTGAAAGATTCGAGTGCGCGTCATGTGTTGCTGTGCCTGGCCAACTATGCCGGCTCGAACGGTGCCGGCGCCTTCCCTTCGGCATCAACCCTGGCTCAAGACACCGGCCTTTCCGAGCGAACTGTCCGTTACAAGCTGGACGTACTGGAGTCGTCCGGGTTGATCCAGAAGGGCAATCAGGCGATCGCCGCCGTGCACATCGATCGCCATGACCGCCGCCCAGTAGTTTACGACCTTCAACTATTGCGGGGTGCAAACCCTGCACCCCGTACAAAACGGGGTGCAGATGACGCACCGGGGTGCAACTCACAACAGAACGGGGTGCAGCCTGGAACAGAACGGGGTGCAGAGGCTGCACCCAATACATCAATTAACCATCAAGGAACCGAACAGCAGCAGCGGCAGCCGATTGCCGATGTGATTGCTGAACAGGATCAGGCAGCCATCGAGTCGCTGGATGACCGCCAACGCTTCGCCATGTTCGCCGCTTGGACTCCGAACGAAAAGTCGCTGACTGATCAGCTCGCTATCGCAAGGCTTCCCGCAGAGGTCATCACCGACCAACTGCTGGAAACGTTCATGGGTTTTTACGTTGCCCGCCCGGCGTCAGTGCAGAGCGCTGCGGGTTGGTGCTTCGAACTGGTCAAGTGGGCAAAGCGAGACAGAACCAGAACCGCCGGCGCCGCAGCACAGACGGATGAGTTCGACGACACCGATATCGAATGGATGAATGGGGGCGCCAAATGAAAACGGTTTCCACGGTAGCGGCTCAGGCCATGACCAAGGTTCGCAGCGGCGAATTCATCGAAGCAAACGCCGAGATTACGGTGCAAGCCCAACAAGATCAGGCTCGCGAAACCGGCAAGGTGATCAACCAGCTGTTCCGTCAGATGCGCTCGATCCGCACGGCATGGCGTCAAGCCTGGCCGGACAAGAAGGCGTACATGGAATCGAAAGCTACCTGGCTACAGGCATTCATCGAGAATGGCATCTGCACCCAAGAGCAGATCGATATCGGCCTGATCCGTTGCCGCGCCGAGCCTTCCGACTTCATCCCGAGTGTCGGCAAGTTCATTCAAGGCTGCGTGCCTTCACCGGAAATGCTTAACCCACCCATGCCAAGCGTCGAAGCCGCTTACAAGCAGGCCCTGCGCAACTGTCACCCAACGATGCACGGTGTTGCGAAGTGGTTTCACCCAGCCGTCTACCATGCGACCGCCGCCGCCGGATTCAACAGTCTGCCACTGCTCAGCAGGGAGCTTGGCCTGATCAGCTTCGAGAAGCGGTATCTGGAGCAGGTTCGCAAGGTCTGGATGGGCATTCCGCTAGGCCCGGTACCGGTAGCTGAGCTGGCTGCACCGCCAGCTGAACGCACCCCTGAAGTTGGCAATCAAGCCTTGGCCGCTCTCCGCGCCATGCGATCGGGAGGTGCCGCCCGTGCCTGACTCTCGCCTTGCGTCGACCAACCCAGCGGACTATCGCTACGCCGTGCACTGCTGCGGCTACAAGTGGGAACTGAGCGACAAGCCCGACCGTGCCGTCGCACTGTTCGAGCATTCATCGGCTGCGCTGAAGTTTGGCCAGGGGATGTGGCCATCTACCTACGAAGTAATCGACGTCATCACAGGGGAACGGGTATGCGCGTGACCTCGAAGAAACTCCGCGCCTCGGCCAACGGCCAGGACTGCACCGTTAGGAACCCCGGCACCTGCAACTTCGACCCGGCCACGACGGTGCTCGCCCATCTGCCTTGCGGGCAAAAGGGCATGGGAATGAAGGGCTTCGACACGGTCGCCGTTTTCGCGTGCAGCGCTTGCCACGACGTCATCGACGGCCGCGCCACTGGTGCCGTTGATTGGCAGGACATGCCGCGCGCCATCGCCGAAACACATGAGGCCCTGATACGGGCCGGAATACTCACCGTGAAGGGGGCCGCATGATCGATCCTACCAGCTTGCTCGTTCTGATGATTCTCGCCAGTGGCGGGCTTATTGAACTCTGTCGGCGCATCAACGACCGGCAACGGAAAGCGCGAGGTGAGAAATGAAGATCTTTCTCTACATCCAGGCTGCGATCTCAGTCCTGATTGTGACTCTGCATGGGGTGGCACAACTGCTTGGGTCTCCAAAAAGCAGTGAGCACCTACTGCACGCCTACACAGTTGTGATCATTTGCCTGTCTGCCATCTGGATTCATGGCGCAGTAGTTACGCAGAAAACCCAAGGCGAGCGCAAATGAAGCTGTTCAAGCAGAAGCCAGTACGCGCAAAACGCATCGACCGCGAAGGCCTCGAACAGGCCGCGCTGATCACTGAGTTGCGAATTCGCATGCCCGAAGTCGCAGAGCTGATCTACCACGTTCCGAACGGTGGGCACCGTCTGAAGAAAGTAGCGGCTGAGTTGAAAGAGCAGGGTGTAGTCGCCGGCGTTCCCGATCTGGTGCTTACCATGGCCCGCGGCGGGTACTTCGGACTGTACATCGAGTTCAAGGCGACACCGCCCAATGCCGCTCCCGTCTCGGACAGCCAGCACAAATGGATTCGCAAGCTGAGCGATCAGGGTTATCTCGCCGTGGTATGTCGTGGCCACTTCGATGCGATGGAGCAGATCCGCGCCTACTTGCGCATGGCTCCAACCGTGGTGGCTGCATGAGCGAGACGATGCTGACCACCTTCTCAGATGCCGAGATCCGGCGCCAGGCCGGCAACGCAGATGTTCGAGACATGCGTGATGCGCGGTACCCGGGCGTGTATTTCCGTTTCCACCAGAACCGCGAACGCGGCTCGTGGCACCTGGTGGTCGGCAAGAAGTGGGAGAAGATCGCCGGCTTCCCGGAGCTGCCGACGAAGGGACTGATCAGCGCGCTGCCCAAGATTCGCGAGCGTCTAGCGATCGATCCGAAGGCCTCGGCCGCCGCCGGCACGCTGCAGACCGTCGGCCAACTGCTGGACTGGTTCATGGTCCGTCAATCGACGGAGCGAAGCCTCTCGTCGAAACGGCGCGCCACCAACACCTCAATCATCACTTGCCACCTCAAGCCTCGCCTCAGTGATCTGCTGGTGGACGAGGTCGACCGGTCCGCCTTGGACAAGCTGGTGATGTGGCCGATGCAGGCCGAGATGTCGCTGTCGTATGTCAGGCTGATGTGGGGCGTGCTGGTCGTCGCGTTCCGGCAGGCCGAGAAGCTGCGCCTTATCGCCAAGAACCCAATCGCCGGGTTCAAGTTCACCGACTTCACCAAGGCCCGCATCCTGCCCAAGCCGTCGCGCTTGCGTGCCGTGCAGCTGGAGGAGGTGATCGGGCAACTGGCTGAGGCCTTCGACCAGTACCCGCAGGACTGCATGCTGGCCCTGATGATGCTCTGCCATGGCACTCGCGCTGGCGAGACGCGTCAAGCCCGCTGGGCTCACCTGACCCTGGGTGAACAGGGCGAGTGGTTCATTCCTGCCGAGAACACCAAGACCCGGTGCGAGCATCGTCTGCCACTCACTCATCAAGCCTGCGCGCTGCTGGAGCGGTACCGGGATTGGCAATCGGCCAAGGGTTACAAGGGCGCCTACATGTTCCCGGCGCGCAACCGAGGACCGATCAGCGACAGCCAGGCCTGCGCCGTATTCACCCGGCTTGGCAAGGGCGAGTGGACCAGTCATGACCTGCGCAAGGTGGCCCGCACCGGCTGGACTGACCTCGGCGTCGACTTCCTCATTGGCGAGATGCTGGTGAACCATACACTGACCCGCAACGTGCAGACCTACATCCACACCTCGGCGGAGTTGTTGAAGCGCGAGGCGCTGAACAAGTGGCACGAATGGCTAGACGGGAAGGGCTTCACCCTGATTCACCGCTCGACCATGGTTAGAAACGAAAATTCGCAGAATGCCGCCGAGGCCTTGAATGGCGCGGCTTCTAGCCAAATCACGAATCCATAAAAGGCGAGGTTTAAAAATGGGAATTCAGGTGACTGTTGCCGACCTGGTCGCATTGAAAAACGAGCGAGACCAGCTCAAGGCCGAGAACGAAGCGTTGCGTAATCCAACGCTCTATTGGAAATGCGAGCCTGGGCTTGGCCTCATCCGTTGCGTGCCAGACGCCCGCTATCGGAAGTTCTCGCCGAGTATCCGTATGCGTTACACCCCCGTTTTGATGGTCGACGACGAGGCGCTGCGCAAGGACGCCGAGCGTTATCGGTGGTTTCGCGACCACTCGATTGAGATCGTGCATACGTCAACGATTTCATGGGCATTTCACCTAGATAGATTGATCGATGACGCCAGGAACAAGGTAGCGCGCCATGGTTGAGCGAATGAAGAAGAGCCATGGCCCCGCGTTTCGTCGTGAAGCGAAGCCGCTAATGGTGTGCGGCGTGTGCCGTGGCGCAACGGTGATCAGTGGCGTGTTCCATCAGCTGGATTGTGTCCAGTGCAGCGCCTCGGGCTGGGTCTGCGCCATCACCGGCGAGGCGATGCCGCTGACCGACCTGGTGCAGCAACTCAGCTTGAAGTTGCGCAACATGGCCGCCGACTTGGCCAGGGCAAAGCAGGCACAGGGCGGTGCCCACGAACAATACGAACAGAACAACCGCCGTGGCCCTGGTGCCACCAACTTAACAGGGGATTGAACCATGGCCTTCACACCAACATTTAAAGAACGTACCGCCGAGGACCTGCTGGAGCATTGGGGCCGCTGGGTCGTGCTGGGTTCGGGTGTGTCCTGCTGCGCCTCTCGCGAGAACACGGTCCTGTCGCCGATGATCACCGATGATGACGCACTGATGATTGACGGTCTGATGGGCCGCCTGCTGAAGCGCTACCCGGAATGCGGCCAGGTGCTCATGCGGTACTACACCAGCCGAGACACGTCGCTAATGGAAGTCGGCAAGAAGATGAAGTTCGGCGAAGAGAAGACGCGGCAGCTCTGGAAGGCCGGCGTGGCTTGGATCGATGGTGCGCTCGATATTCGTCGAGAGGCTGCTTGACAAGGCCGGGGGCGAACTATAGATTTCAGTTACTTTGCGGTTTTTCCGCGAGCAAAGCCCGACTCTGAAGTTGGGCTTTTTGCTTTCTGCACCATTACATTGAAAGGCAGCGGCATGACGGACAAGATACGCAGAGAGTTTGAAGCTTGGTTCGCGAGCCGTGGAGGTGCATATCCAATTCGTCAGTATTGGATTGAGGCTTCAGAGCTATACGTGGATGACTCTGCACAATCGCTGTGGGCCGCCTGGAAAGCATCCAGAGACGCATTAACGGTTGTTCTGCCTCCGGCCTGTGAAGATGATTTGACTCTGATAGCCGCTATAGAGGAGGCGGGGGTAAGCGTAAAGCTATCTTCAGACCCGTTCCGATCCGCCGAATAGCAGTCATCATTGGGTTCTACCCCATACGCAGTAATTTGAAGCCTCGGCATTTGCCGGGGCTTTTTCGTTTTCGGCTCCACCACACCCATTGCTCCGAGCTGGGAGTGCTGTTGGAGCTGACTTAAATCCGCACGGTACCGCCAATGACTGAAGTCTCGCGCATTGCAGACAGCACCACATTCAAGGTCGCTGTCCCGATACTGCAAACGATCCTGTCGGCCGGTGCCATTGGTGCGTTCGTCTACGTCGTCGGGTCGCTTGGATCACTCCAGGTGCAACTCGCCGCCTACCAGACGAACCAGGCCTTGATCGGCCAGCGGGTTGACTCTTTGGAGCGCTCAAGGGAGTCGACGGACAAGTTGGTCGATTCCCTTCGCACATCAACCCAGCGCCAAGAGTTCCAGATCAACCAGGTCGGTGAAAGCCTCAAGGCTCTCGCCCAGATGGGTAGACCCAAGTGAAGCGTCTTCTGATCGTCCTCATGCTGCTCACTGGCTGCGCGCAGAAAGAAACGATCCAGGAGTCTCCCACGGTTCACCGCACAACCGTGCACCGATATGTCAGCGGGCAATGTGTTGCTGACGAAGGCCAAGCCGCCCAGTTACGCGAAGCCCTGAAAAGCCGCGATCAGTGGAAGCGGTACGCCGAAAGCCTTGAGCAACTACCTGCAGCGAAGACAACCAATGACTTTAATCCCTGAATGGCGAAAGTTCTGGCGCATGACCAGTGTTCAATTGGCGATCGCCGCCGCAATCCTGAATGCCGCTGCGGCTGGGTGGTCGGTGTTTCAGGGTGCAGTGGATCCTCTGGTCTTTGCTGTCGTGAACATGGGGCTCAGCATTGCAGTGGCAGTAGCCAGGGTGGTGCAGCAATCGAAGCTTCATGAGCCGAAAGACGAGCCTGCTCAGCCAGAATAGATAGGAGGGTGCGATGATAAAGATCGATGCCCATACCAATGTGGAAGAGCTTTCTAAGGCCCTGCGCACGGTTGGTAGTAAACAGATTCCTTTCGCTTTCGCTCTGATGGCCACACGCCTGGCTGTGCTCGTAAAGCAGGGTGAGCTCTCAGTGTTGAGGGCTCGCCTCGATAGGCCAACCGCGACCACGATGAACAGCCTCTATGTGAAGGCTGCCAAGAAGGGCAATCCAGAGGCGCGCACCTTCTTTAAGGATGCATGGACATCAGGCGTGCCAGCGGACACCTACCTGCAACAGGCAGTTAAGGGTGGTCGCCGACCACATAAGCGCTTCGAGAAAGCATTGATCGGCAAAGGCATCATGAAGCCAGGTCAGTACGCAATCCCAGCATCATCAGCGCTCAATCAATTCGGAAACGTACCGCGCGGCACGATCATGAAGATCTTGTCTGGCCTGGGTGCGGCCGAGACTGTCAGTGGTGTGCAGGCCAACGCCACGGGTAGCAAGCGCAGCAAGCGCAAGGGCAACGCCCAGAAGTATTTCGCGGGTGATGTCGATGGTACTCAAGGTATCTGGGAGAGGAAGAAGACCGCGTTCGGTGATGCCGTTCGGCCTGTCTTCATCTTTAGTGAGAGCGAGCCTGGCTATAGGGTGATCGTTCCGTTCTACAAGATCGCAGACAACATCGTGAAGGCGAACCGAGCGAAGGAATTCGCCAGCGCGATGGATCAGGCACTGTCGACAGCCCGGGGCTGACGGGCAGGGCAGGGGGGTACCCCCCCCTTTGGGTCCTTCCCGGGCCCCCAACCCCTTGCGGGTAATTCGGGCCCCGCCCATCAAACATGTATGACCTTTTTTCAGAGGTTGGTTGTTGTTTAATCATGGCCAAAAACGAAACAACCAAACAGCGCGGGTGGTTGAACAAATCCGAGATGGCGTCGAGCCTGGGGATTTCTCCGCAAGCCTTTGACAAATGGGGAGTTGCGCCTGTCGCGCGCATTGGTCGCGAGGCGTTCTACACCGTGCAGAACGTGGTCGAAAACCGCGTTGAACACTCGCAACGGAAACAACAACCAGCGGGTGAGGGAACCGAAGGTGTGGATCCGATGATCGAGTACAAGCTGCTCGAAGAGCGTCGCGGTCTCACCGCTGCGCAACGGATCGCCCAGGAGAAGAAGAACCTGGTACTGGACAAGCAGCTCGTGCCGGTTCCGTTCGCCACATTTGCCTTGGCCAAAATCGCCGCACAGATCGGCTCGAAGCTGGACACCGTCGGTAAGACCGTCACTCGGCGTCACCCAGAGGTTGACCCTCGAATCATCGAGTCGGTGGAGCGGGAGATCGCGCTTGCTCGAAATATTGCCGCCAGCTTTGGTGAGCAACTTCCGGAATTATTAGATGAGTACGTTGAGTCCATGGCTGAATGATCTTCGCAAGTCGATCAAGCTAGGACTCCAGGCGCTCTATAAAGAACCACCGCAAACCGCCGTCGAATGGGCGGATGCCAATTTCTACATGTCCGCCGAGTCCTCCTACAACGAGGGCAAATGGACGACCGAGCCGTTTCAGGTCGCGATCCTGAACAGCATGGGCAACGACCTGATCAACGTCGTCAACTTCATCAAGTCGGCGCGGATCGGTTACACCAAGCTGTTGATGGCAAACATCGGTTACAAGATTCAGCACAAGCGCCGCAACGTGATGATGTGGAGCCCGACTGACCCGGACGCCGAGGACATCAGCAAAAGCCATGTCAACGGGATGATCCGTGACGTGCCGGTGCTGGGCGACCTCGCTCCGTGGTTCGGCCGCAAGCACAGCGACAATACCCTCGATCAAAAGATATTCGCGAACCGGCGAACCCTCTGGATCCGGGGCGGTAAAGCCTCGCGCAACTACCGTGAGAAATCCGCCGACGAGGTGATCTACGACGAGCTCTCCAACTTCGATGAAAGCGTCGAAGGCGAGGGCGCGCCGATCACCCTGGGCGACAAACGACTGAATGGCGCGATCTACCCGAAGTCGATTCGCGGCTCAACACCCAAGCGCGTCGGCTCCTGCCAGATCACGAAGGCCGTCGAAGAGTCGCCTTACTTGCTCAAGTTTCACATTGACTGCCCGCATTGCCGACAGGAGCAGACGCTTAAGTGGGGCGGCAAGGATTGTGAGTTTGGCCTGAAGTGGGAAAAGAATGCGCTCGGTGAGGCCGAGAAAGCCTGGTACGTGTGTGAGCACGCCGCCTGCATCATCTGGCACAACGAAATGGTCGAGTCGTCCAAGACTGGCCGATGGATCTGTGAACACACGGGCATCTGGACCCGTGACGGCATGGACTGGTTTGGTGTCGATAGTGAAATCATCCGTACCCCGCGCTCCGTCAGCTTCAGCATCTGGGCGATTTACAGCACATGGAGCACGTGGCTCAGCCTGGCCGAAGAATGGCTGAAGGTGAAAGGCGACGTTTCGAAGCTGATCACCTTTATCAACACCACTCGCGGCGAAACATGGGACGACGACCAGGGCGAGAAGCTCGACTCCGAAGTTCTGTACGGTCGTCGCGAAGTCTATCCGCAGGTGCCGGCTCTCGGTCTGGTCCTTGTAGGTGGCATCGATACCCAGGACGACCGCTTCGAGGGACGGGTCTGGGCGTTCGGTCCGGGCGAGGAAGCGTGGTTGGTTCATCGTTTCATTCTGATGGGCGACCCTGCCAGCGAGGAGCTTCGCCGCAAGGTGGGGCTTGAGCTGCACCGGCAATTCACCCGCGTGGACGGCACCGTCATGAAGGTTGAGCGCTGGACGTGGGACGCCGGCGGCCACTATGCCGACGAGGTCTACGCCGAAAGCCGCAAGCATGGCGTGCACTGGGTTGTGCCAATCCGTGGTGCGACTATCTACGGCAAGCCGATCGCGAATTTCCCGCGCACAAAGAACAAGGTTCACAAGGTCTTCCTCACCGAGGTTGGTACCGACAACGCCAAAGAGCTGCTCTACAGCCGCATGGGTTTGCCGGTCGATACGGCTTCTTCCCAAGCGGGTGTGTCTCAGCCTGGGGTAGTTCATCTTCCGGCCAACGACGTGATCTGCGATGAGTCGGAGGTTAAGCAACTCACCTCCGAAAAGAAAAAAGCAGCCATCTCCAAAGGCAAGCGCGTGATGCGCTGGGACAGCGGCGGCCGCCGAAACGAGGCGCTCGATTGCTTCGTGTATGCGCTCGCTGCTCTGCGCATCTGCCAGCAGCGGTTCGGGCTTGATCTCGATCTGCTGGTTGCTGCGGTCACTGGCGGCAATGAACCGGACGCTGAAGAACGGCCGCGGAAGAAATCCTCTCACTGGAATAAAAACTGATGGCTTACACGATCGAGCAATACAGCGCCCTGCAGGCGGCCATCGCCGAAGGGGCGTTGTCGGTCCGCTATGCCGACAAGAGCGTCACCTACCGATCACTCGACGAGATGATGCGGATCCTCAAGTTGATGGCCACCGAACTTGGGCTGAATGCCTGTAACGACGGCGGCCGCCGGTACGCTTCGTTCTCCAAGGGGTACTGATATGGGGATGATTGACGATCTGTTCCCCGGGTATGCGGCCAAGCGATCAGAAATGCGGCTGAAAAAAGCGCGCACTGACATTGCTTTGAAAATGATCGAGCGCCGGTTTGAAGGTGCAGCTGGTGGTCGCCGCAACGATGGTTGGCGTGCGACGGGTGCTGATGCCAACGTTGAGAACGCTCCGGCACTGGCCAAGCTTCGTAACCGGGCCCGCGATCAACGCCGTAACAATCCGTTCGGCGAGCGGGGGATCACGGGGATTGCTGACAATGCAGTCGGTGCCGGTATTGTTCCGCTGCCATTGGCAAAGCGCGACCGTGATGGTTTGCGGTTGATGGATTTGTGGAAGGCTTGGGCTGAGACCACTGTTTGCGATGCCGATGGCCTGGATAATTTCTATGGCCTGCAGCACATGATCATGGAGGCGGTTGCCGAAAGTGGTGAGTGCCTAGTGCGCCGCCGCCGCCGCTTCAGCTCAGATGGCTTGCCTGTCCCTGTGCAACTTCAGGTGCTGGAGGCCGACTTCCTCGATGAGTCGAAAGCAGACATCGTCGGGCTGAACAGGATCATCCAAGGCGTCGAGTTTGACGCCCTTGGTCGTCGCGTCGCGTATTGGTTGTTCGATGAGCACCCAGGCGCGAACGCTTCCTGGGGCTCACTGCAATCGCGCAGGGTCCCAGCGGAGGATGTGATTCACGTCTTCTTGCGCAAACGCCCAGGGCAAGCTCGCGGTTACAGCTGGCTGGCGCCGGTTATTCAGCGCATGCGCAACTTCGACGAAATGGAAGATGCCGTGATGGAGCAGGCGAAGATTGCCTCCTGCTTTGCTGCGTTTGTCACCAAGGACGAAAACTCCGGGGCTCCTGCCGGCAAGAAGCCGCCGCTGATCGATCGTGTCGAGCCTGGGATTGTGCAGGAATTGGGGTTTGGCGAAAGCGTCAGCTTCGGTACTCCCCCGACATTCAACGGTTACACGACGTACTCCTGGCAGCAACTGCATGCCATGGCCGTCGGGTTGGGCGTTCCTTATGAGTTGCTCACTGGCGACCTCAAGGGCGTCAACTTTTCCAGCGGGCGAATGGGTTGGCTGAACTTCGCCCGGCGGGTCGATGTTTGGCAGTGGCGGATGTTGATTCCCCAACTGTGCGATCAGGTCTGGCGTTGGTTCATGGAGGCTCAGGTGCTACTGCCTGCTGGAGTGGCCGATGACGTCAAGGCTTATTGGGTGCCGCCACGCCGAGACATGGTGGACCCGAAAGCGGAAACAGAGAACGTCATCACACGAGTGCGCAACGGCTTGACCACCTGGCCCGACGCCTTACGCGAGCTCGGCATTACGGACCCCAAACGCCACGCCGAGCAAATCAAGAAAGCAAACGAAATGATCGACGAGTACGGGTTGATATTGGATTGCGACCCGCGCCGAGTTGCCGCTGCCGGTTCTCCGAGCCAGCCACCAGCCACAGAAGAGAAACCAGACGATGCCAACTCCGAATCAGGTGATGACGCGCAAGACACATGAGACGCCAGCGTTCAACTTTCGCGCGGCGGTTCGGCCTGATTCGGTCGATATCGAAAACCGCACGGTCGAGCTGATATGGACCACTGGAGCGAAAGGGCGCCGGTGGTCTTGGGATGTCGGCAGCTACATGGAAGAGCTGGAAGTCAGCGATACGGCGGTGCGTCTGGATCGACTGAACAACGGCGCTCCGTTGCTTGGGGTTCACAACCAGTACGAGCTTGGCGCGGTGCTGGCGGTCGTAGAGCGAGCTTGGATTGCCGACGGCGTAGGCCATGCGCTGGTCCGTTTCAGCAAACGGGAAGATGCGGACATTGTTTTCAAGGACGTGATCGACGGGATCCTTCGAAACGTGAGCGTCGGATACGCGGTTCACCGGTACGAATTGATCGAGGAAGAAGACGACAAGCTTCCAACTTACCGAGCTGTCGACTGGGAGCCTCTGGAAATCTCGCTGGTTCCGATCGGCTTCGACGACGGAGCCAAAGTACGCAGCGCCAAAACACCCGCCGATTACACCGGTGACCGATTCAAAACCATTTTCGAAATTCGCGAGGCTGCTACGCCTCTCGATCAACCGGCCGCCGTGGCCAACACCACCGAGGAAAACCCGATGACTGAAGAAGAAAAGCGCGCGGCCGAGGAGTTGATCCGTCGCGAATCCGCTGACGCTGAGCGCAAACGCAGCCTGACCATCCGCCAAATGGCGAAGAAAGTTGGTCTGGGTGAAGACGTTGCTGACGATCTGGTCGAGCGTGGCGTCTCGATCGCTGACGCCAGCACCGCGCTGATCGACAAAGTCGCCGAGCGCCAGGCTGGTAATCAACCAGAGACCCGCAACAGTCAGCCGACTGTCACCGGTGGCGTAGATACCGCTGTGCTGATCGCCAAGCGTTCCGCGATGATGAACGCCCTGGATCACCGTTGTGCACCAAACACCAACAAGCTTGAAGAGGCTGGCCGCGAATTCCGAGGCATGCGTCTGGTGGACATGGCGCGTGAATGCGTCGAGATGGTCGGTGGTAGCACCCGCGGCTTGATGCCGGCGGAAATCGCCAAGGCTGCATTGGGCTGCGATCGTCAGGCCATGCGCTCGGCGGGCATGCACTCCACCAGCGACTTCCCACTGCTGCTGGGCAACACGGTCAACCGCACCCTGCGTGCGGCGTACGAAGTTGCCCCGCAAACCTGGCGCCCGCTCGGTCGCCAGACCACGGTGCCCGACTTCCGCGCTGTAACCCGGGCAGCACTCGGCGACATCGCGGCGCTGGAGCAAATCAAGGAACACGGCGAGTACCAATACGGCACCCTCGAAGAAGACGGCGCGCCAATCAAGGTCGCCAAGTTCGGCAAGATCATCGCCATCACCTGGGAAGCGATCGTCAACGACGACCTGGGCGCGTTCACCCGTGTTCCTCAAGCCCTGGGCAATGCCGCCGCGCAAACCGAATCGGATGTGGTGTGGTCGCTGCTTCTGGGTAGCCCGAACTACACCGATGGTGTTGCGATCTTCCACGCCAACCACGGCAACCTTGCGGCATCTGGCGGTGCGATCAATACCACCACGCTGGCGGCTGCACGGGCTTCGATGCGCAAACAGAAAACCAAGGGCGGCGCCTTCCTGAACCTGGCCCCAGAGTTCCTGGTTGTCGGTCCTGACAAAGAGTTGGAGGCGTACCAGTTCACCAGCTCCAACTACGTGCCTGCCAAAAACTCGGACATCAACGACAGCCGCAACGCCGCGCTGACTGTTATCGTCGATGCGCGCATCACCGGTAACCAGTGGTACCTGTACGCCTCGCCGGGTGTCGTCGACACCTTCGAGTACGCGTACCTGGAAGGCGAGCAGGGCGTGTTCACCGAAACCCGCGAAGGCTTCGAAGTGGATGGCATGGAGATCAAGGCCCGCCTGGTGTTCGGCGCTGGCTGGATCGACTACCGCGCGGGCTACAAGAACCCAGGCGCCTGATCCCTCTGGGCGCCAAGCGGCGCCCAGTGTCCCTTTCTTTCTCCAGCCTCAATAGGTGAAGCATGAAAAATTACATCCAAGCGGGTGACAACCTGACCGTTGTCGCACCAAGTGGCGGTACCGTTTCGGGCGGCCTGTACAAAGTCGGCGCGATCATTGGTGTTGCCGCGACTACAGAAGCCGCCGGCGATCTGGTCGTTCTGAAAACCGGCGGTGTCTTCGACCTGGCGAAAACCAGCGCTCAAGCCTGGGCCGTTGGCGATCTGCTGTTCATGAACACCACCACTCGCGCTCTGACCAATGTGTCTGCTACCGGCCTGGTGCTGATCGGCATGGCCACGGAAGTAGCGGCCAACCCGAGCGCGACCGGTGCCTGCCGTCTCAATGGCGTGTCTGCTCCGGCGCCAGTCTAAATGGGCTGGGCCTCAATGGCCCAGCGCATGCTTGGCGTGTCGATCCGAACATTCAGTGAGCCTTCGGCGTCCATCGATCCTGATGGCGCCGTGTACTGGTTGACGGACGGAGTCGCGCCCGGCGTAGCTCTGGCCCAGGCGGTGTTCGATACCGCCCATGTTTCTGTTGATCCAGAGACAGGCGCGCCGGTGTCGACCAATAACCCGATCCTCGGTGTTCGCCTGATTGATCTGCCCAACAACCCAACAAACCGTGACCGAGTTCGGGCACGCGGTGTGTTGTACATGATCAACGAGCCACAGTTCGACGGCGTAGCTGGTGTAACGATTACCCTCCGGAAGGTTTGAAGATGGCTCACCCAAGAGAACTAATCCGCAAACAAGCCGTTGCGGTCTTGCTTGGCGCGACCAATGCCGGGGCCAGCGTTTATGCAAGCCGCGTGGCACCGCTTATTTCCAACGGATGGCAGAGCGAGCTTCCCGCGATCATCGTTTACACGATGGACGAGTCGGGCGAGATCTTCAATCAGGCGCCGCGCGAGTACTTGCGAAAGGTCGAGCTGGTGGTGGAAATCCACGCCGAAGGAAACAGTGCGCTGGACGACACCCTCGACACTCTGGCCCGGCAGGTTGAGCGCCTGCTGCTGATGGACGACACCCTCGGCGACACCGTCAACGATCTGGAATACCTGCGTTCTCGCATGGTGTTGCTCGATCAGTCGGAGCAACTGACTGGCGCCTGCCGCGTCATCTTCGAGGCCTCGTACTTGGACCGGCACCCCGACGATCTTTTCAATGAAACACTTCCAGATTTCAACACGCTGGGTACCGATTACAGCCTGGACAATGCCCAGCCCAACCCGCCGGATCGTGCCAAAACGATCATCGAGGACCTGAATCCATGACCACCCGAGTGCTGGTTAAACCCGTCGAGGGTCGCCTGGTGCGGATCCCCGGCACCTATGAGGCGCTGCCCGCAGAAGGCAAGACGCTGGAAACGAACAGCTACTGGCTTCGCAAGAAAGCTGCCGGCGATGTCGTCTTCGTAACTGAACAGCCTGTTGATCAGGCCCCGACCCCAAAAGGTGAGAAACAATGAGCATCGGATTCGACACCATCCCTGGGCCTGGATCGCTGCGCAAGCCGGGCGTCTATAGCGAGATCGACAACAGCCAGGCCGTACGCGGCCCGCAGTCGGTCACCTATCGCCGTTTGTTGATCGGCCAAAAGTTGGCCGCCGGCTCGGCCGTGGCCAACACCATGGTTCGTGTGACCAGTGCCCCTCAAGCCGACTCGCTCTTTGGTGCGGGTTCGATGCTCGCCGGCATGGTTCGCGCCGCTCTGGCCATCGACACTTACACCGAACTGCAAGTGATGCCGCTGATCGACAATGTCGCTGGCGTAGCTGCAACCGGGACTCTCGTATTCACGGGGCCAGCCACTGGTTCAGGCACCATTGAACTGATGATTGCAGGCCGCCGTGTGTCGGTCGGTGTCATCAGTGGCGATACGCCCACCGCCATCGGCACCGCTGCTGCTGCCGCGATCACCGCCGCTGCTGATATGCCAGTGACTGCCGTCGCTGCTACGGGCACCGTCACGCTGACCAGTCGCCACAAAGGTGAAGCGGGCAACAGCCTCAATGCGCGGGTGAACTACTACGCCGGGCAGACACTGCCTGCCGGTGTTGGTGTCACTGCCTCCGCGTTTACGAGTGGAGCTGGCAACCCTGCACTGGACACTGCACTGGCCGCCCTTGGGGACGAGTGGCTGCATACCTGGGCTGTGCCGTATACCGACGCGGCAAGTCTGGCCAGCATCAAAACCGAGCTGAACAGCCGCTTCGCCTGGAACCGTGAGATTGAGGCGCACGCCTTCGCTGCCGCCCGCGGTACTCAAGGCAGTCTCGGCGCGATCGGTGAAAGCCATAACAGCCAGCACCTCTCGATCATTATGGCCAACGATGAGCCGATGCCGGCTTACGAGAAGGCTGCCGAGACCATGGCGATCGCTGCGTACTACGCGGCTATCGACCCGGCGCGGCCGATCCAGAATCTGGCTTATGCCTGGTGCTTGCCACCGGCGGCGGCCGATCGTTTCACCAACGAAGAGCGCAACCTGTTGCTGTTCGATGGGATCGCCACCAGCAAGGTGGCCACCGACGGCACCATGTTGGTTGAACGCCTGATCACCACCTACAGAACCAACGCTGCCGGCGCGTCTGACATCAGCTACTTGGACAGCGAAACCCTGTTCACGCTGATGTACATACGTCACGACTGGCGCGACTACGTCCAGCGTAAGTATCCGCGGCACAAGCTGGCGAACGACGGCACTCGCTATGGGATTGGCCAGGCGGTAGTTACCCCGGTCGTTATGAAGGCTGAGGCCATCGTCAAAGCGCGTGAATGGGAGGAATTGGGGTTGGTCGAGAACATCGACGACTTCAAGGCCAACCTCATCGCCGAGCGCAACGTCAGTGATCCGAACAGGCTCGACACGCTGCTGCCGCCTGACTTGGTCAATCAACTGCGCATCGTCGCCAACAAGATTCAATTCCGCCTGTAAGGCGGCCTTCGGGAGAACCAGCACATGGCAGGCAATAAACGCGTAGGCGGCATCATCAGCTTGAAGATCGACGGCGATATGTACTTCGCCAAAGGCGATTTCACCTACAACATCGGCAGGCCGAAGAAAGAGGGTGTGGTCGGTAGTGATCGCGTCCACGGCTACAAGGAAACTCCACAGATCCCGTTTGTTGAAGGCGAGATCACCGACCGCGCCGAGATGAGCCTGGAAGCATTGCTCGACATCGCAGATGCCACCATCACCCTCGAGCTTGCGAACGGGAAGGTCATCGTTCTGCGTGAGGCCTGGTACGCAAACGAGGGCACCAGCAATACCGGGGAAGGCAACATCCCGGTTCGTTTCGAAGGCATGTCGGCCGAGGAGGTCAAGTAATGGCGAAGGAAAAAGTAATCACCCTTAAGGCCCCGGTGCCGTTCGGTTCCGAGACGGTCAGCGAGTTGATGCTGTCGTTCAAGTTGAAATACCTGCGTGGCCATTCGTTGCGAGTTACCTCCGACGGCAAAGGTAGCGGCACTGTCGACCTCGATTTCTCCACGCTGCTCGACCTGAGTGCGAAGTTATCTGGGCGGACACCAGCCTTCATCGAAGACATGGATGAGGACGACCAAGGGTTGCTCATCCAGGAAGCCCGCGATTTTTTGCTGAAGCACCTCGGGGGTGGCAGTCCGGCGTGACTGCTGTCGTCAAGGTAATGGGCGTGCAGCCCTCGGAGGTCATGGAAATGGACTTCGACGAGTTGAACTGGTGGCTTGAGCGGGCAGAGGAGTGGACGGGGTGGCAGACAAAGGCTACGGATTAAGCGTCATCATCGGTGCGGTTGACCGGCTGACCGCTCCGCTGCGTGGGATGTTGGGGAAGGTGCAGGCGATCAGTGCGGGGATCAGCAAATCGCTGGACCGCGCCGGCCTGCCCGTTTTCACCAACAGCCTGAAGAATGTCGGCAGCGCCCTCGGCGGTGTAGGCAGTGCCGTTGGGCAAAGCCGGGACAGGCTGTTGGGGCTCGGCGCAACGCTTGGCATCACTTCTGCCGCACTGGGCTTGTTCGTGAATGGTTACGCGGATGCAACCGGCGCGATCGGCGACACCGCCGAGCGGACCGGGATCAGCCGCGAGCGGTTTCAGGAGTTAGGCTTTGCCGCCAAACTCACTGGATCGTCGTCTGAGGTGCTGGCCGGGGCGCTGCAAAAGATGAACATCAATGTTGGGGCCGCAGCCAAGGGTTCGAAAGAGCTCACGGATATGTTCTCCGGCCTTGGTATCAAACTGAAGAATACGGACGGCAGCCTGAAAAGCACCGATGAACAGTTCGCAATGTTCGTCGACCGGATTTCGAAAATCAAAAACCCTTCGCTTCAGGCGCAGGCCGCGGTGAAGATCTTCGGCAAGAGCGCGACAGAGCTTTTGCCGTTGATCAGGGGGGGCAGTGCCGGGCTTAAGGAAATGTCTGACGAAGCGCGCCGCCTGGGTATCGTGCTTTCGGACGATGCTGTACGGGATGGCGAGGCATTCGGCGACATTCTGGATACGCTGAAATTTTCCATCAGCGGTGTGGGCAACATCATCGGCACTGCGCTGGTTCCCGAACTCAGCAAGATGTCGACCTGGCTGACTGAAACGATCGTCAAATACCGGCCCCAGATCGAAGCGTTCGCCACCAGCTTTGCCAAAAACCTGCCGGGGAACATCCAGAAAATCACCGCTTTCCTCAGCGACCTTTACGAGGGAATCCAGCCGGTAATCAACGCGGTTGGCTGGCTGTCTGACACCTTCGGCGGTGCCAACGTGATCTTCGCGGCGCTCGGTGCGTACATTGGCGGCGGGCTGGTGATGAGCATCCTCAACCTTGCCGTGGCGTTCAAAGGACTGGGATTCGCCATTGCCGCGACGCCCGTCGGCTGGTTCCTGGCAGCCGTGTTCGCCATCGGCTTCGCTGCGACGGTGATCTACAAAAGCTGGGACAACATCGTCGCGTTCTTCGAAGAGAAGTGGGCGGGGGTTAAGGCTGCTTTCAGCGACGGGGTCATCAACGGCATCGTGAAGGTCTGGGAGGAATACAACCCGGCCACCCTGATCATGGAAGCGCTCAACGGCCTGGTGAAGTACATGACTGGCTGGGACCTGAGCGCGATTCTCGGCGAGAAGATCAAGGACGCAGTCAGCGCCATGAAAAGCGCTATCCCGGACTGGGCGGCAAAGTTGCTAGGGATCGAGGTCACTGGTGGTGCTGGCGATGCCGGGGCGGAAGGTCCAGGAGGCAGTGAAGCAGCGCCTTCGAACGTGCCAATAACGCAAGCGCCTGAGTCGGGAGCAGCTTCCCCGGGCGCCGAAAGAGACTTGGCTGACATCGGCCGACGTGCCGCTCAAGTCGGAAACGACTCAGCCAAAATTGTTCAAACCCAACAACAGCCTTCCGAATTTCGCGTGAAGGTCGATTTCGCAAACACGCCGCCTGGCACCAAAGTGAAGACCGAGGGCAGTCAGGGCGCCAAATTCGATACGGATTTGGGTTACTCAATGGCGAACTGACCGGAGCCACCCATGGGCTGGAGAGACAACTACCGCGCCGCGAGCTTTCGCGGCGTTCCTTTTTTTGTTGAGTCCGCAGACAGTACTCATGGCCGACGCCAGGCAGTGCACGAGCATGCTCAACGCGATGTCCCGTACACCGAGGATCTTGGCCGCAAAGCGCGGGAGTTCTCCGTATCGGGGTACTTGATCGGCATCGAGTATCAGGCGCAGCGAGACGAACTGATCAAGGCTTGCGAAACCGCAGGCCCTGGCGTTCTGGTCCACCCGTACCGGGGCGAGATGACCGTCACCTGCCGCGGGCTCGGCGTCAGCGAGAGTTCCAGCGAAGGGGGTATGTGCGTCGTCAAGCTGACGTTCCTCGAAGCGGGGGAAGCATCGTACCCATCCGCCAAGGTCGATACCGTCAACGCGATCAGCGCCAAGGGTAACGCGGTCACCGCGGCAGCGGAGCAAAGCTTCGTTTCGGAGTTTCTGACCACGGGCTTTCCTGCCTACGTGGCGGATTCTGCGGCAACCGGGCTCGCTGAGCTTGGCGAATTCATGGCGGCACCTGGGTTGAGCTTCGGGGGCGATCTGCAAGCGGCGTCAGATTTTTATGCCCAGGCCAAAGGACTCGCGTCTGACGCATTCGGCTTGGTGCAGCAGCCTTTGAATATGGTCAGCAGGATCACCGGTCTGTTCGGCTCGATCCGATCAGCCTTCGGCAGCAATGCTTTCAGCATGTTGACCAGCCTGTTTGATCGCTCGCCGGCCAGCTACACGGGCAGCACCGCAACACCGAGTCGCCAGCAGCAAGCCACCAATAGCCTCGCGATGAATGCTTTGGTTCGGCAGGTGGCAGTGGCCGAAGCGGCGAAGGCCGCCGTGGTCACTCAAACGAGCACCGTCACAGCAAGTGGCGTAACACAGGTAGCAGTCACACCAACGGTTTACGACAGCTATCAGGCCGCGATCCAAGTTCGCGAGGAGCTGGTGGACCGAATCGACGCCGAGAGCGAAGCAACTCCAAACGACCAGGTTTACGTGGCCCTTTCTGACTTGCGCACGAGCGTGGTCCAGGCGGTGCCGAACCCAGAGCAAGACTTGGCCCGGATCGTTCAGTACACCCCGCGGGAAACGCTGCCGTCGCTCCTGGTGGCTTATCAGATTTATGGCGATGCCGGCCGGGCCGATGAAATTGCCGCTCGCAACGCCCCCAGGCATCCCGGCTTTTTGATGGGCGGCAATCAGTTGGAGGTTCTTGCAGATGGATGACCTCGAACTGTTGGTCAACGGGATGAACTACTCGGGATGGACTTCGCTCGGAGTAACCCGGGCGGTTGATGCAGCAACTACGGCGTTCACCGCAACCCTGACCGAACGATGGGAGGGCAACGAAAGTTCGGCCGCCCAGGTTGAGCCCTGGCCGATTCTGCCGGGCGATGCCTGCGAAGTTCGGCTGGCTGGTTTTGCCATGGTCGTCGGCTACGTCGACATTTTTAAACCGTCCTACAGCGCCAATGACCACACCATCAACATCCAAGGCCGGGACAAAGTTGCGGACCTCGTTGACTGCAGTGCGGTGCACGCACCAGATGAGTGGAAAAACATCAACCTGCTCCGGTTCGCGCAGACCCTCGCGGCGCCCTTCGGTGTGAATGTCATTGCTGATATCGATGTGGGCGAGCCGTTTCCGGTGTGCAAGCTGCAGCAAGGCGAAACAGCTTTCAAGGCGATCGAGCGATATGCCCGCCAACGCAAAGCTTTGCTGATGCCAGACGGCGCCGGAGGACTGCTGATCACCCGGGCCGGCGTTCGGCGCGCGGCCGCTTCACTGGTGCAAGGCGAAAACATCCTCAGCGCGAGCGGAACGATTGATCACAGCCAGCGATTCAGCAGCTACCTGGTGAAAGGGCAAGCCAGCTATAGCCCGGACAGCACCGGTGAAACCGAAGCTCACATCGAAGGCGCCGTCACCGACAGCGGGATCAAGCGCTATAGGCCAATGCTGCTGGTTGCAGAGACCGGCGGCACGAGCTCAGGCCTCCAAGCTCGCGCCACATGGGAAGCCAACAGTCGGATCGGCAAAGCGGCCGCCGCGAGTGTTTCGGTTCAGGGCTGGCGCCAAAGCCCGGGCGGTCCACTTTGGGAGCCTGGTTTGTTGGTTTATGTCCGCTCGTCGTGGCTTCGTATGGACGGCTGGATGCTGATCCGGCAAGTGACCTACGAGCGGGGCGAGGACGGCACTACCGCGAAACTTGAAATTGTCAGCCCCCAGGCCTTCGACCCTGAACCGCCTGATGGGAAAGAGTCCAAAAAAGGCAAAGCCGGGAAGACCGGAAAACGGAATATCTGGGCTGAGGCCATTGGGGAAGAGGATCCGCCGAAATGAGCGATATTTTGAACCGGGTCATGATGATGTTCGGGCGCGGTGTTCTGCGCGGCGTGAACGACGCAGGCCCACGGCAACAGGTGCAAGTTGAATTGCTCAAGGGCGAACTGCGCGACGGCTTGGAGCACATGCAGAACTACGGCTTTACCAGTCACCCTTTAGGGGGTGATGTGGCCGTGGCGTTTATGGGCGGTAACCGTGAGCAGGGAATTGTCCTCGTAGTTGATGATCGCCGGTACCGCTTGGCATTGCTGCCGGGGGAAGTCGCTATCTACGACGATCAAGGAAACAAAATCGAGCTGTTGCGGGACATGGTGAAAGTTACTGCTGTGCAGAAAATTCAGATCGATGCCCCGAAGGGTGAATTTAACGTTGATGACCTCGATATCAACGGAGCGAATCTCAGGCATAACGGCAAGAATATCGGCAGCACCCACCAGCACAACGGCGTCACTGCCGGCAGTGGTAACTCGGGAGCGCCAGTCTGATGGCCGATGCCGCAATGGTTATGACAGAAAATGGTGGGGCGTTGCTCGTATCCGGGTTCGACCTGGAGCGAGATGACGGTCTGGAGACGGCTGTGATCATCAGCCTTTTCACTGATCGGCGAGCCAGCCCAGAGCAGATTCCCTCGGAGCTGCCGCAGGATGACCTGCGCGGTTACTGGGGGGACATCAGCAACGCCACGCCGTCAGACCAGACGGGTTCGTTGCTTTGGCTCCTGGCCCGCGAAAAGCAACTGCCTCAAGTTCTCGGCCGTGCGCAACAGTATTGCCGCGAGGCCCTTGCGTGGATGGTTGAGGACTTGATCGCAACGCGCATCGAGGTCACCGCGCAGTTCATTGCCCAGGGATGGATGCTGATCGCCATCGACATATTCAGGCCGACCGGCTCTGCGGTCCGCTATCAATTCAACTACGAATGGGCGGCCCAAGCCGCGAAGAGGTCTGCCTGATGCCATTTGCAAGACCCACATTGACCGAACTGATCACCCGAGTAATCACCGACATCAGTAGTCGGGTGACGGGCGTCGACAGCGCGGTCCTTCGACGATCTCTGCTCGGAGTTGTTGGGCAGTCCGAAGCGGGCGCCGTGCACATGCTGTACGGCTATCTCGACTGGATCGCCAAGCAGTCCATTATCGACACGGCCGAGAAAGAATATCTGGAGCGATGGGCGGCGATCTGGAAGGTGATACGTAAGACCGCTGGCTTTGCCTCCGGGCAGTACGCACTTTCCGGAACTGCTGGTGCCACCATCCTTGACGGCACGATTGTCCAGCGCCAAGACGGCGTCCAGTACAAGGTGCTCGGGGATGCCGAGTTCGGCGGCGGACCGGTGATTGTTCCCATCCTGGCGCTCGAGGCGGGGGAGGCTGGTAACTTCGACTCTGGACTGCCTATTTTTCTGCTGTCTCCGATCGCCGGCGTTCAATCCACTGGCACGACGGCCACGAAGATTGAGGGCGGCGTCGACGTCGAATCTGATGAAAGACTGCTGGCTCGACTGCTGGACAGGATCCAACAACCTCCGCACGGCGGTGCGGATTTTGACTATGAACAGTGGGCGCTTGAGGTCGCAGGCGTAACCCGGGCTTGGGTCTACCCGCTTCAGATGGGGGCAGGCACTGTCACTGTGCTGTTCGTGTGCGACGAAGATGTGAGCATCATTCCTTCGCCCGCAAAGGTGGCCGAAGTCCAGGCACACATCAATGCTCGCGCACCGGTGACAGCAGAAGTTTTCGTCGCAGCGCCAATCGCCGACCCGCTGGCCATGACAATCAAGCTTAAACCAAACACCACGGCTGTTCAGGACACAGTCCGCGACGAACTGGCGGATTTGATCGACCGTGACTCTGTACCTGGTGGGCCGATTCTGATCAGCCGGCTGCGCGAGGCCGTGTCGCTGGCCGCCGGTGAGGATAACAACGAGATCGTCACTCCAACTGCGGATGTGACACACGCCACCGGCCACATGGCAACGCTCGGGACACTCACCTTTTCCAGCCTGTAGGAGGCGCAATGCCAACAGCTGCTGAATACAGGGAGCAGCTAAAAGCGCTGCTGCCGCCTGGCCAGGCCTTCCCCCGCGATCCCGGAACCACACTGCATGACTTGCTTGACGGCATGTCGATTGAGTTGGCGCGGGTCGATGGAAGGGCGGGAGTATTGCCGAAGGAGGCAAACCCCTCGTCTACGAATGAGCTGCTTCCTGACTGGGAGCGGGTGGCAGGGCTGCCTGACAAATGTGCTGGCGTACTGGAGGAAACGCTCCAAGGGCGGAAAAACGCCTTACTGACAAAACTCACCAGTACCGGTGGCCAGTCCGCTGCTTACTTTATCGAGGTCGCCGCAGCCCTTGGCTACACGGTAACAATCGAGGTGTTCAGGCCATTCAGGGTTGGTCGCTCGCGCGTCGGTGATTCGCTCACCAACGGCGCCTGGGCTTTCACATGGTTGGTCAGGGCTCCAGAGGTATCCGTGACCAGCTTTCGAGTTGGTCAATCGGCGGTTGGCGAGCGGCTAAGAAATTGGGGCAACGACACCCTCGAATGCAAATTAAATCAATTGAAGCCCGCGCACACGGTCGCGCTCTTCGCGTATGGAGAATGACGCATGCACAGAATTGACGGGCCTGGCGCCACTGTTGACAACCGATTTACGGACGGCGACCCGGTTGGCGGTGTTCAAGCCACGATCGTCACTGACGATTGGGCGAATGACGTTCAAGAAGAATTAATGAGCGTTCTAACTGCGGCCGGCATTGGCCCAGTTAAGGGCACTCAGGACCAGGTGCTGCAGGCAATCACCAGCCTCATTTCCATTGGTAATGCTAAAGTTGGTGGCGTAGTAGGCGATACGCGCAATGCTCTTATGAGCATCCCTGCTGCATCGGCGACAGGAACATTCACTGCAGATGAGATTATTGTCGCAATTGGTATCGGGGGGCGAACATATCGACTTGGCGGATTCAGCAAGACCATCAACTTAGGTGTGTCGGGCGCCGGGGGGATGGATGCTGGTACGGCTCCTGTAAATGGCTTCGTCGCACTGTATGCAATCTACAATCCGGCCACGCTCACATCAGCACTGCTTGCGGTTAATGCAACGTCCGTCGTAGCCCCTGAGGTATATGGTGGGGCAAATATGCCTTCAGGATATACCGCAAGCGCATTGGTTAGCGTCCTAGCCACCAATGCCAGTGGTCAGCTCAGGGCTGGTCAGTTTCAGATCGGTCGAAAAGTAATCCTAGACCCTGTGAGCGTGCTTTCATCTGTATTGAATACGCTGACATACACATCACTGTCCATTGCCGGGGCCGCACCCATAAATGCGAAATTTGCGTCGTTTACCATGCAGTCTGGATCAACTGCTGCCGGTTTGGCAGTTTTTCAAATTGCATCAAATTCTAACGGTGTTGGCGCTAGACAAGTCTCCGGCCAGTCGGTGTCTCAAATAGGTGCGCCCGCGACGAATGTTGCATTGCTGACACCTCAGACGGTATTCAGGATCAATTCGGTTAACGCGGGAACCACGTCCTTTCAGTCGTTCGTTACAGACTACAAATTTTAATGAGGTATTTCGAATGAAGGTTAATGTTCAGTTCGCAGACAATACAAGAACCGTGATAGTGGCATCGTTTGGCTGCCCACAGTCGGGCGAAATCCCAAACCAAGGAGTGGTTGATGACGAGTCGGACGAATACAAGGAATTTATGAACTCCTTTGTCAGTCTTGACCGACAATCAGAGTGATCCGATATCAGTCGCATCACCGCAATTTTTGAAGGGCCCCAGCTGGAATAAGGTTGGGTGCTGGCTGGACCGATCAAGCGCCTTGCAGCTGAGCGGTAGAGCTATCGTGCAGTGGCGCCAGTACCGCGTCAGGAGATTGATATCGGAAACGCGAAGGTATCTGGTAGAATTCCACAAATTTTCAATTGACTATATAAAAATGCTTAAACAACAACTTTCTCGTCGCATTGAATATCTGGATGGTTTGCGAGGAGTTGCAGCGTTATTAGTTGTATTTACCCATTTTCTGCAACTTTATACCCCGGGTGTTTTTACTCCTGATGCGTCTGTAGATCATGGCTATGAAAAGTTTATTGCAGGAACTCCACTTAATCTTCTGTTTCACGGTAAGTTTTGGGTTGCCGTGTTCTTTGTTTTGAGTGGGTTTGTTCTCTGTCAGCCAGGGATAAAGAACAATAGCGGAGTTCTAGCTATAAGCTCAGCGATAAAGCGATATCCAAGACTTGCAATTCCGGCTCTTGGGTCAACCTTGTTTGCGTGGGTGGTGGGGATCATGACCCAGGCCAGGCACTACGATGCGCTTATTCCGGTATCGCTGTCGCAACGTGCAAATCCATATGCGGATGTCGGCGGTTTTTTTGGGGCTATTTACCAGGGCGCGTACGGTGCGTTTTTTCTTGGTCAGTATAAATTGAGCCCCGTTCTTTGGACGATTGGTACTGAGCTGATTGGGTCAATACTTGTCGTCGCCTTGGTCTGGATGTTGCCGGGAGTCAGGCGTCGCATGCTTGGTTGCGCAATCATAGTCGTTGCTTTCGCGGGGCAAAACTGGATGCCAGCGTTTGCCTTAGGGATCATTGCTGCGGAGCTTGTCGACCGCAACACGATGGAAAGGCAGGCCAAAATCGTAGCCTCTGGCATCTGTTTTGTTGGTGCTATTTGGCTTGGTTCGTTTCCATACTTCGGAGATGACTCCGGGATATGGCGCTTTCTACCGCCTGCCCCAAGCAATGCTGGAATATTTTTTGCGACGCTCGGAGCCTTTCTTTTGGTGGTCGCCGTTTCACTTTCAGAAGTAGCTAAATCATTTCTTTCATCTAGTGCGATGAGATATCTAGGCGGACTGTCATTCTCTGCTTATCTCGTGCACTTTCCGATTGTGATGGCTTTTTCATCATTTATTATTTTGCATGCTGTTAAGCACGTTTCCTACGGTGCGTCTTTGGCAATATCTCTGGCGGCAACTTTGTTTGTTGTATGGATTTGCTCTGTTGTTTTCAAAAAGCTTTTTGACGACACGTCTGTTTCTGTTTCAAGATGGATTGGTATCAAAGCCAGCAAGCTGATAAACGCTTCAAAGCTCTCACCTAAAGAAGTGGAGCATACGTAATTTAGAACTCAATCTGAAAAATAATACCCGCCATCGTGCGGGTATTTTTTTGCCTGGAGAAAGGTGATGACTGCAACCGAAAAAGACCGGGACATCCTCGCGCGCACTTTGTGGGGTGAAGCCCGTGGTGAAAGCCTGGCCGGTCAGATCGCCGTAGCCTGGACGATACGCAACCGTGTGAACGACGGCAAAGCAAAGTCGTGGTGGGGGGAGGGCTATGCTGGCGTGTGCCAGAAGCCGTACCAGTTCAGCTGCTGGAACAAGAACGATCCGAACTTCCCATTCCTGAGTGGTGCGAGACAGATCCCGTTCCGTGAGCTTGCTCAAGCGCGGATCGCTGCTGACCAGGTGATTGACGGCAAGGTAGAAGATCCCACCGGCGGCGCCACTCACTACTACGCGACGACCATGCCGAAGCCCCCGACCTGGACGAAGGGCGCTAAGCAGACGCTGAAGCTTGGGCATCACGTTTTCTTCAAGGACGTACCGTGATGACGCCGGCGCAAAAGCTGATGGCTCTTCTGGTGCTGGTTGCGGTGTTGATGGCCGGCAGCGCCGCGGGCACATGGAAGGTTCAGGACTGGCGCTATGGAAAGCGGCTCGCCGAGCAAGAAGGTCTGCACAAAGACGATCTTGCCATGATCAGCAGCGCGGCTGCGGCCCAAGTTCGCGCCGATCAGGTCAAACGCCTGGCGCTCGAGCAGCGCCTGTCTGCCAGCGATCAAACCCACCACAAGGAACTGAGCGATGCCCAAACCAACCAGGCTCGTCTGCGCGATCGCCTTGCCACTTCTGATTTGCGGCTGTCAGTCCTACTCGAAGCCACGGATTCAACCGGTGGCTGTTCAGTGCCAGCCGGTACCGAAGCCGTCGGCGTGGTTCATGGAGGAACGCGCGCCCGACTTGACCCAGCGCATGCTCAACGAATTGTCGCCATTACCGATGCCGGCGATCAAGGACTGATTGCGCTCAAGGCTTGTCAGGCTTATGTCAGAGAGGTGAATCACTGATCGGCTTGCCTGCCTGCAACTCACGAATGATCCTCTCCTTTTGGGATAGAACGAGAGTGAGGCTTTGGATCTCGGCTAGTTGCACGGTTGTTTCGGCTTCGAGGTTCGCCATCCAGATCCGTTTCTTTTCAAGGTCGGCGGCGAGTTGGTCGTTCATCTGGATCAGCCCCGTGATGTTTTCCTTTGCCGCGCGCAGTTCCCGCTTCAGCGCCTGGACGTCTTCCTCAAGCATGCTGGCGTAATGCTGGACGGTCTCCAGCCTGGATGGCGAGCCGAGCCAATCGCTGGTGTCTTCGATTTCGTACGGGTCCACGGTGACGCCTTATCAAATACTGTCTGGATATACAGTAATCGAGGCGCGACGATTGAGCGAGGGTAGGGCGACGAATAGTAGATTTTCGGGGTGGTGATCGGTCGGCAGGACGCCGGAGGTGGGATTTTTCTGTGGATATTTCTTCCCCAAAACGCAACCGTTTGGACCAATGTTTATTGGGTTCAGAAGAGTGGTAAAAGTTGGTGTTTTTGGTGGCTGATTTCTGACTCAAGGCCTTGATTTAAAAGGCCTTGTGTCGATCTTATGCGGCATCCCAGGCTTTGATGCCG